CTCGATCAACTGCTGGAGCAACTGCGGCCGGAACTGCGCAAGCGCAGCTTGGATATTTCCGCCACGCAGACCGCCCGTTGCGGACGCTTGCTGCAGCATGGCTTGCTCGCCCTGCTGCAGACCGCCCGTTGCGGACGCTTGCTGCAGCATGGCTTGCTCGCCCTGCTGGGCAAGTGCCTGAAGCTGAGGCGACGAGGCGATTGCTTGGATGGCAGCCTGCTCTGCCTCTGGTCCCTTCAGGCCGATAAGAGCCTGCTGCTGTTCAAGCGCCGGAGCGCCTGCAGCCACGTAGGGCGACATCAGCTCGATGAATTTATCGAACTGCCTGCGCTGTTCTTCAATCGCCGCTTGCGCCGCTTTCGCCTGGATCTTACCTGCGCGCTTGCCAGCACTGGCAACTGCTGATGCGCCAGTGATATCGCCGACCAATCCGCCGACAGCCTTACCGATAAAACTCATCGCGTTTCGCTCCATTCCGCTCGGGTCATCCCGAGAACGTAAACGTCTTTAAGAACCCCGCCCTGCCTGCACGCATTACGCCGCGCGCCTTCGTAGGTGAATCCAATCTTGCGGCAGAAATTGAACGCAGACTCCAGACCTTCGATGATGTAAGCGGTCACTCGCTCTATGGGATGATCGAATGCCCAGTCGGTCAGAAGCCGAGTCAGCTCACGCGAGCGATACACCGCCTTGCGGTGCAGAAGGGCGTGCAGCTCGTATTCGATGTCAGAAAATTCAATAGACATAAACGCACCGACGAATTGACCGTCGATGCGCGCAGACAAATAGGTAACGGCGGGATGATGTATCGGCGCAGCCGGTCGGTCGTCATGACCGACGCGCAGGATGTACGGGTCTGAATACACCGCCGTCAGATCCCGAGGAGTGATGCCTTCTGTCACGGAAAGTCCGGTCATGTCCCACCTGCTAGGACGGACCGCCGGAAGCCCGATTCTCTCGGCTGATTTCATGATATCACGAAATCTCTCGGCCTGAGACCCGCAGAACAACCGCGCTCGCGACCGTGCAGATGCCCGATAGCTTCTCATTCGGCCGCAGCACATGGCCGACTAGCTCGGGGCAGGAATAAGACTCGCCCGGCGAGAGGTAGTGATTCGACACCATCACATTCGAGCCTGATGCGCTGCCGGATACCGGCACGATCTGAAATGTCACATTCGCTCCAGTTGCGCTCGAATTTGTAATCGTCACAGAGTCGATGATTGCCTTAACCCCGACCGCAATATACTGATCGGTCTGGACGTTTTCGAGGTACTTAGACCCGACGAGGACCGTTGTCGTTGTAGCCATTACTGCTGCACCTGCAAAAAGGTTGCGACGGCGCTCGGCGCTGCTGGGAAGTTGGCGGTGGCTGCCACCGTCGAGAGGCTGACGTTCAGCCCGCCCAGCACGCCGAAGCCGACCTCGATGTAATCGTTCGCGGCGAGCGAGAAGAACTCAGTCAGCACAAGCGCCGTATAGCCGTTATTGATGTTGATCGACTGGTACCGCGCGCTGTTAGCAGAATCGACGCCGTTTTTCTTAAAATAGGCCACCGCCTCCCGCGCTGCTGCGACTGTGCAAGCAAACTGAAGCGTCACGGCCACCTGGTAAAGACCCGAAGCAGGCACCACCAATCGGCTAGTCGGCGAACCGATCACCACGCCGTTGCTGATTTCGGTATTGTCCCAGGAGACCAAGTATTCATCACCAGCGACCGCAGGCGTCTGCGTCGTCGTCTTGGTGAACTCGCCGTAAAATTGCTGCATCTCAATGATTGGCCGCACCATCACCTGGCCGGATGTCACCGAGGCGAACAGCACCGCCGCGACTGAGATGACGTTATCCGGCGCGGTCGGTTTCGAGTTGGTCAGCTTGCCGGAGTAAGTCGGCGACGCCCAGAGCAGATTGCCGTTTGTCCACGTCTCGCCGACCGCAGCGCCTGACGTATCAATGCCGATGACCCGGCCGTACAGCGTGACATAGCCAGCCGCATTCGGCAGCAAATCCTCTGTCGCCAGGCCGATGAAGTACAAAGTATCGGCAGAACCGTCCGCCAGATACGGCGCGACCTTGATGCGGGTGGAACCGTTGACGCCAGAGAAGCCGACAGCGGTGCCCTTCGGTATCAGGGTGGGCGTGCCGTTGACAACGATCATGCGAACGACCGTTCCTTCACGCTCCTGAATCATCTGCACCTGAGCCAGCGCGGAGTTAGCGCTCGCCTGCGCGCTATCGGCCGCGTTGGTGATTTCCTCAATGGTCGACGGCGCGGCGGCGTCAGCAGTCTCGAACAGTCCCTCGAATGCGCGGATCTGCTCTTGGTTCTTTAGGAACGTCGCGAGCTGGTCGCGCGTCAATTTCAGCGTGCGAGTTGCCATCAGTAGTTCAGAGGCTCGAGCGCAGCCTCGAGGCGTGCGATTGAGATATGAGCGTCGCTATCACCGCGAAAGCGCTGGATGCGCCAGTTGCGCATGTGCCCCTGCTGGAACCAGACGAGGCGCTTTGAGGTATTACCAAACCCACCCGCGCTGATCGTTTTGTCTTGGCTCCAATTGATGCCGTCGACGGAGTAGCTGGTCGAGATGGGCGGATTCTTGTTGACCGCCACACGGCCGGTCAGCGCCACCAGTTCCAGCGCGTTGAAGATAACGCCTCGCCCTTCGTTGTAGACGATCTGAGTCCCGAACTCCCAGCGCACCTTCGCGCCCCAGTGCGAGCCAATCGAATCGATTGCGTAGCCGATCGTTGACGACTGCGGATCGCCGCAGGTCCACTTGTCATACGCCCAGACCCAATTGCGAGCGCGATACTGGCTGTAACCAACGATGCCGGTCGTCAGGCAGAACCAAACCGGAGTCCCAACAACCTGGCTCGCAGCCGCGTCGTATACGACCGTCCGATCTGGCAGATGGATATACAGATGCTGATGCGAGCGATCGTTGCGCGACTCGAGCTTTACGCCTTCGAGCTGCGTCTCTGTGTAGCCGAGCAGGATCTCGTCGATTTCCTGAGTGGATATCTTGGTGGCGGTGCTGTTAGCGCCGAGATAGATGCCTGGCGCTTCGTTCTTGCCGCTGCCGAGAAAGGCGACTGTTTCAAGATAAACGCAGCACGCAAAAGTCCCGACCGTGCCTTTCTGGATCTGCGCCCCGTCGATGCGCTGGAACGGGAAGAACTCACCGCCGATGTTGTCGAATACTTCGATCGTGTGTCTGTTGAGCGCATAGACCTCGTTTCGCAGCTTCAAGAGCGCCACAACCGGGTCTGGGTCGATCTCGGAAGATCCGTACTTTAAAGGATTAACCGCAGTCGGGTCGGTCAGTTCAGTCACCACCAAGCTGGTGCCGTCGGTGGTCATGAAGTACCCATCCACCCAGCACATGTCGAGCACAGGGCCGAGGTCTGGGTCTGTGACCTGCGTCAGTGTCGTTCCGTCCCAATAGTAGAGGTTGTTCGACGAAACCACCGCCAGCCTGTCGAATGAGTAGTCGAAAGTGACGTAGCCGCTGCCACCAACGTCGCCTAGCACTGTGACAGCACCGGCGCTCGATATGCTCACCAGCTTGGTGCCCATCACGCGGTATAGTGTTCCGTTCCACTCGATGCCACCGCGATCAGTGCCAGGTCCGGTGCCATTCGACACCAGACCATCAGCCGGGCGCAGGAAGCCGGACGAGATGCCAGACTCGCGCGGGACAGGCACCAGATTGACCGGGTAGCTGGAGCGCAGGTCGGGCGTATTGTCGGTGTAGATGCCCTGAATGACCGGTATCTGCGGCATAATTACTTAATCTTGATGGTGAATGGCTTGGGCTTGCCGCGCGTGAATTTGCGCATCACTTCGTTCGATATTACTGACGTTTGAAGTTCCACCGTGGTGACGGTTGCAACAAAGTACCAAGTGCCCGGCGCAAGGTTGCTGATCGTAAACTCGCGCGCCGTGCCGCTCACGGTCACGCTGTTGGTGTAGCTTCCCGACGAAGGCCCGTACAGGATCTCGAAAGAAAGAAGCTCCTCCGGCGCGAGCGGCGTGCCGTCTTCGTAAGAATTTGGAGCAATCCACTCGATCGTCGCCGAATAGCGAGCGTGCGCCATTGCGGGTAGGAGGAGGGCGATTAGGAAGAGTTTTTTTACCATTTGACTTTATCTGCCCAGTAAGCCGCCGACATCTTACCCTTCGCGATATTGCTGGCATGACGCGCCTTGAACGACTCCCGCCTGGCCTTCGCCGCTTTGCTCTCGCCTTCTTTCTTTGGCGAGCCTGAGACGCCCTGCTGGCCGAAGCGAATAGTCTTAACCTCGTCGCCGACTTTGGCCACGACAACGTGGCTCTTTGTCGGGTGCGATGGCGTTTTTTTCGGCTTGTTGTAGCCAGCGACACCAGCCCGCTCAAGGCGCGGGTCTTTCTTCACAGCCCGCCTTCGCCCGTCGCTACGTGCAGCGTCGTGCCGCTTGCAGAGATATGCGCCAGGGTGACATCGCCGTCGCGCTTGCGAACGATGATCTCGGAACCCGCCCGCACAGGCAGGTCGGCCGTCGTGGCCGTCTGAGAACCTTCACCGATGCGCACGTGGCAGATGTTGGCGCCAGAGTTCACCAGCCGCACGGCCTTGTCCTGTGCGTTCAAGGTGATGCTCGCGCTCGTGGCCGCAGGCGTCGTGACTTGGTTAGAGCCAACCCGCTGGCTGAATTGATTGTTTATGCTCATATCAGACCTCTATCGAAAAAAGTTGATAGTCCAAGTGACACCGGCCCCGAAGATGCTGGCAAGCATCATCCCCGCCATGAACGAACCTTTAGACTTGTTCGCCAGCGCCAAGAGCTGCTTGATGTCGCTCTGCAGCTCAGAAACCTGCGCCTCGAGCGTGTTCACCTGGTTGATCAGCTGGCCGAATTTTATAAGGTCGATTTCGGACATGGGCGGGGTCTCTGGGGTTGGTTACAAAGCCGAAATGACGAACGCCAAAAGCTCCTCA